CTGAAGGTCGTGGTTCTAAAGTTGAAACACTACCAGGTGGTGAAAACTTAGGTCAAATTGATGACTTGAAATTCTTTAATGATAAACTATTAAGAGGCTTACGAGTTCCACCAAGTTACTTGGGTGGAATGGATGGCAATGGTTCTGCGTTTAATGACGGTAGAACTGGTACTGCAATGATACAAGAGTTTAGATTTACAAAATACTGTGAAAGACTACAACAACTTATCATCGAAGAACTAGATAAAGAATTTAAGATGTTCTTAAAGCATCGTGGTGTTCTAATTGAAAGTAGTACTTTTGATTTAACATTCAACACTGTTCAGAACTTCGGTAAGTATCGTCAAGCAGAAGTAGACCAAGTAGCAATGAATGTATTTACAAGTGTCGAAAGTGCAGACTACATCAGTAAACGCTTTGCACTGAAACGTTTCTTAGGACTTTCTGATGAAGAAATCTTACAAAACGCCGCACTGTGGAAAGAAGAACGCAATCTTGATGACCCTCTTGCACAAAGCGAAGATACACTTAAAGGTGTAGGCGCATCACCAGGACAAGGCGGTGACTTTGATGGAGGCGCTGAAGAGTTTGATGCAGATGACTTAGAAGATGACGGAGAAGTATCGGGAGATTCCCCTATTTCTGGCGCTGAAAACGCCGATTCTGACGAAGATGCATAAATACTAGTATGAAATATTCAGAACTAACAGAAAATTATGATCCCGAAGAAGATGACTTTTCAAGCATCGATCTTAAGGACACACGTAAAATACGCTTAACTCTCGAACATCTTTCTAAACTAAGAAAGATACGAGAGTATAGGAAGTATCAAAAAGGCTCCGAAGCCGCTCAGGTTAAACAACAATATGGACCAAAAGATGCCGAAGCATCTGGTGGAATGCCTGATTTAGAAATGTAAGATTAGAGTGTTATGTATCATGTTAACATGTGAGTAACCTTATATAAATATCTTACAAGTCAAAGAATACTCAAAAACCGCTCGTTTTTGCGTATTATCCCAATATACTCACATAATCCCTATAAATACTTCTGTATGAAACAAATACGTTCGTTTCTATAACCTGCCGCCGATTGTAGTGGCTAACACTAAGATTTTTAAGGAGACTTATAATGTCAAGAAGTACACTAGAACAAGTGCTAGAATTGTTAATCAATGAAGAGACTACTAAAGCGGAAGAGCTTTTGCATGACTTTGTTGTTGAACAAGCACGACAAATCCATGAGGATTCTCTTAACGAAAGCGACACCGTTGTAGAAGAAGAGCTTGAGGAAATTGATGAAACTTTTGAATTAACTGATGATATCAGTACAGATTCAGATGAGATTGAAAATGAAGAATTTTATGATGACGAAGATATGGAAGATGAAGAAGCAATTGATGACTTAGAAATGAGTGATGAAGATGGCGATTCTGAAGGCGATGTCGAAGACAGAGTAGAAGATTTAGAAACAGCATTAGCAGACCTAGAAGCAGAATTTGAAAAAATTATGTCAGGTGAAGAAGATGATGCTACAGATGAAGACGAAGAAATGTCTGATATGGACGGCGAAGAAATTGATTTAGATATCGAAGAGCCAGAAATGGAAGAATCAGTAGAAGAAACTTTTGAAGAAGCAACTGATGAAGAAGCAATCGAAGAAGATTCAACTGAAGATTTAGATGAAGATGAAGTATTGGAAGAGTACACTATTCCAGTATCTGCTAAAGAAGGCGCTGACGGTGAGAAAGATTCTCCAGTAGCGAAAGATGGCGGAGCAGACGAAAGTGATGCAAAACCAGTTGGACAAAAAGATGGTAATACATCTGGCGGTTCAGCAACAGCAGCCGATATGAAAACAGGTAATGTAAACGTTGTTGGTAACAAGAAAGCACCAGCACCAAAAGCCTAATAAGTATAACTCTATTTGGAGAGAAATATGACCGTTCTTATTGAAAGATTGTCACATAATCAAGCAAGTGTGAAATCACGAATCGTTGAAAGCGAGGATGGTGGTAAAAGTATGTTCATGGAAGGCATTTTCGTCCAAGGTGGCGTAAAGAATGCAAACCAGCGAGTATATCCAGTGAGCGAAATCACTAAAGCAGTAAATTCCGTCCAAGCAAAAATTAAGGAAGGATTTCCAGTTTTAGGTGAGTGCGACCACCCGCCAGAATTAACAGTAAACGTAGATCGTGTTTCGCATATTATCGAGAATATGTGGATGGATGGTCCAAATGGCTATGGTAAACTTAAAATTGTTCCTACACCAATGGGTAACATTATCAGAGTATTAATCGAATCAGGCGCCACTTTAGGTGTCTCATCTCGTGGCTCTGGTGAAGTTGATAACAGTGGTAATGTGAGTAATTATGAGATTATTACAGTTGATATTGTGGCACAACCAAGTGCCCCGGACGCATATCCAAAAGCAATATACGAAGGATTAATGAACATGCAAGGTGGCTATGAAACATGGAAACTAGCACAAGATGTTCAACACGACAAGGGCGCCCAAAAGTACTTGTCAAAAGAAATAGTTAAGTTCATAAGAGAACTAAAACTTTAATAGGAGAACCAACAATGGCAACAAATGAAATCCTTGCTGGCCTTCTTGAGTCGGATATAATGAGTGAAGAAGTAAGAACTCAACTATCAGAGGCTTGGGAAGCACAGGTAAATGAAGCAAGAGAGGAGATAACAGCCGAGTTGCGTGAAGAGTTCGCACAAAAGTTTGAACACGACAAATCAGTAATCGTGGAGGCAATGGATAACATGCTTTCAACAACGATTAAATCTGAAATGGAAGAGTTCAAAACAGACCGTGAAGCCCTAATCGCAGAACGAGTTGCATATAAGAAAGCAATTTCTTCACATGCATCTATCCTTGAAAAATTCATTACTTCTCAATTAGCAACAGAAGTTAAGGAACTCAGAGCAGATCGTACGAAAGTTAACGAACATTTAGGTCGAACTAAAGAATTCGTAGTTAAACAACTTTCACGCGAACTAGCAGAGTTTCACGATGATAAGCGTGATTTAGTTAACACTAAAGTACGTATGGTAGCAGAAGGTAAAGAAATTCTTACTAAAACTAAGAATTCATTTATCAAACGTTCAGCAGAATTAGTCGAGAAGACTATCGAAACTGCTTTGCGTTCAGAACTGAGTGTCTTGAAAGAAGATATTCAATCGGCTAAAGAAAACGAGTTTGGCCGTAAACTTTTTGAAGCATTCGCAGGCGAATTCATGACTTCACAATTAAATGAAGGCACTGAAGTTGCTAAGATGTCTAAGAAATTAGAAGAATCTGCTACTGCAATTGCAAAATTAGAAGAAACAATTACTGAAAAAGATGAAACTATTACAAATGCTGATAAGGCACAACGTGTAATGAAAGACAGAATGGATCGTAAAGAAGTCCTTGAAAGTCTTTTATCTCCGTTAGGCAAAGAAAAGCGTAGCGTAATGGTAGACTTGCTTGAGACAGTAAAAACAGCGAATTTGAAGACTGCTTTTAAGAAGTATTTACCAGCAGTATTAAATGAAGCATCAACAGTCTCAACTGAGGCAAAACAATCGTTAAATGAAGGCAAAGTAACAGAACATACTGGAGACAGAGGTGTTGAACTAACAACTAGTACAACTCAAGAGTCACCTAGTAACGATGCCAATATAATCCAGCTAAAAAAATTAGCCGGAATTAAATAATTAACCAGATACAGGAGAAAAAGATGGAAAATCTTTTCGAAGGAAATAACTGGACAACAACACGCGAAACACTTCTAGATGGTCTAGAAGGTAACAAACGTGATGTAATGTCTTCAGTTTTAGAAAACACTAAACACGCACTTACAGAAAGTGCTACAGCGGGTGCATCACAGGCTGGTAACATGGCAACACTTAACAAAGTAATTTTGCCTATCATCAGACGTGTAATGCCTACAGTAATCGCGAACGAAATCATCGGCGTACAGCCAATGACTGGTCCAGTTGGTCAAATTCACACATTGCGTGTGCGTTATGCTGACACGGCTAACGGCGCGACTGCAGGTTCAGAAGCACTTTCACCATTTGATATTGCAAAAGCATATTCTGGCGCATCTGCCGGTACTGCTGGCGCTACTGCTACCCATGAAGGTACAGCAGGTAACAAAATGTCAATTCAAGTATTAAAGCAAACAGTTGAAGCGAAGACACGTAAGTTGTCTGCACGTTGGACTTTTGAAGCATCTCAAGATGCTAATGCAATGCACGGTCTAGACGTAGAAGCAGAAATCATGGCAGCACTTGCTATGGAAATCACTGCTGAAATCGATCAAGAAGTTCTTAGTTCACTAGGAAATCTTGCTACTGGTACTGCATCTTATGATATGAATGCTACATTTACTGGTACACCTACTTTTGTTGGTGACAGACATGCGGTACTTGCTACTATGATGAATCGTGAAGCGAACTTAATCGCTCAACGCACTCGTCGTGGCGCGGCAAACTGGGCAGTTGTTTCACCTGCGGCACTAACTGTGCTACAGTCTGCAACTACATCAGCATTTGCACGTACTACTGAAGGTACTTTTGAAGCACCTACAAACACTAAGTTTGTTGGTACTCTAAACGGTACTATGCGTATCTATGTAAACACTTACGCATCTGACACAACTGACGTTCTTTTAGGTTATAAAGGTTCAGGCGAAATTGACGCAGCCGCGTTCTATTGCCCATACGTTCCTTTAATGTCTTCAGGCGTAGTAGTTGATCCGTCAACTTTCGAGCCAGTCGTTTCATTCATGACTCGTTATGGTTACGTTGAACTTAATAACACTGCATCATCACTTGGTAATGCGGCAGATTACGTTTCAAAGATTGCTATGGCAAACCTTTCATTCATCTAAACACTTTAGATATGAATATAAAAACCCGCTTAATTGCGGGTTTTTTATTGTCTGTTGCATTATTAACTGTTGATACGAGATATAAGAGTTTAACGATAAATACTATTAAATAAATAGTATGTACTACTCTTAGTAACTTGGAAAAATATAATGGCACAACAAATTAAGTTCGGTGATAAATTAATCCTAAAAGGCGAAACATTAATATTAGATAATGGCACATCTCACGGTGAACTAAAATCTAATAATGGAACAGTATGGATTAAAGGTAATCTCTTAGTAGATGGAACAGTAGATACTGTTAATACACAAACAATTAATCTAGCAGATAATAACATATTAATAAACAGTGATCACTCTGGAGCCCCAACACACGATGGCAGTATTACGATAAATCGTGGTACTTCAGACAATGCTGTTATACAATGGACTGAATCTACTGACAAATGGGAAGCAAAAGTAGGTGCAGTATATGCCACTTTTAAAGCAGACACATTCGAAGGTAACGTCACAGGTAACTTAACTGGTAACTCTACTGGTACGCATTTCGGCGGAGTAGACACACAAGGTGGAGATATTCTTGCAAGTGGCACAAATGATTTTGCAAGTATTCTACTTTGGGGTGGAACAATTAACGACACAATAATAGGCGATGCTACTCCAACAACTGGAGCATTTACTACTATATCTGGCGCTTTAACTGGTCCGGTAACTGGCACAGTTTCAAGCATTGCGAATCATTCTACTTCTGATTTATCAGAAGGCACTAATCTTTATTATACAGAGTCTAGAGTAGACGCAAGATATGCCATATTACATAGTTCAGCCAACGCAGACACATTAGACAATCAAGACGGAACTTACTATTTAGACTATAATAATTTTACAAACACTCCAGTCTTCAATACAGATTTCGATACAAGATTATCAACTAAATCAACAACAGATTTAGCAGAAGGAACAAATTTATACTATACAGACGCAAGAGCCCAAGCGGCATCATTAGTCAGTAGTGTTAATGGTTTAGTAGGTACAGTTGTATTAGACAGTAGTCACTTACCAGAATCAGTTAATTTATATTATACAGATGCTAGGGCAGATGCTAGGGCACAATTAAAGATTGATGCTTTAGTTGGTGGCGCTTCAGCAGCCTTTGATACATTGTTAGAAATTGAAACTGCAATGGCAACTGATACTGAATTGACTAACGCAATTTCGGCACTTAATCACGATAGTCTTTCTGGTTTCGTAGCAAACGAACATATTGATTGGACAGCCGCATCTGCAGGAACTATTGATTCTAGTAACTATACTAACTCAAACACAACATATACTGCGGGAACAGATATTGCTATTAGTGGTACTAATGTTATATCTAATACATTCACATTACCTTATAATATTGTTTATGATAATAGTCATCAAGCACTTCATCATACAGATGCAATATCTATTGACCTTAATAATGTAATTACATTAACAAAAGGTGACTCTAGTACTGAAACAATTACAGTTAACCCTACTGATATTACAGGAGATATAATTCCAGCAGGTAATAACACATATGACTTAGGAAGTTCTGCTAATAGGTATAAA